TGTGTCGTCTACTGAGTCGTCGATCTTGAGGTAGGTCTTGAGATTCGCGAGCGTGATGTAGCCGTTCGTGATTGCCATGATCTACTTCTTCTTTGTGGGTTTTGGTCTGATGATGCGTGTTTCTCTCCCCGAGACACAGACCGTAGAGCGTCAAGCGTCAAGTCAAGTCCGGTCGTATCTGGCCGAATCTGTCGGAATCGGTGACAATGTATGGCTCCTAGAAAAAAACCTGCACCAATTTACGGACGCGTCCGGACTGCTCTTGAGGTCACTATTGACGAACTCACGAAGACCGGCAGACTTGGCCCACTGGACGCGGCGCGGGTAGAGATCGCTCGACTGTTGGCCGACACCGTGGACATCGAGACCGATTCGGCGATTCTGTGGAGAGAATACAGGTCAGCCGAGAAAGCCCTCAGAGAGGAGACCAATGCCAACTCAGACCCGTTCGACGAGCTCTTGCGTAGCCTGCAAGCCGAGGTTCGCAACGAAGCGCAACCCAAAAAACCGAACGCGAGGCGATGAAGTCGCCAAGATAGCGGAGGCTCTCGGTATGCCACTCATGCCGTGGCAACGTCTCGTCGTCGATACCGCTCTCGAAGTGGACGCCGAAGGAACTCCGATCTATTCGCAAGTCACCGTCCAAGTCCCTCGCCAGTCCGGGAAGTCTTCGCTCGTCCTTGCTCTCATGGTGCATCGTGCTCTGCTATGGGGAGGTCGCCAGTCCATCGCGTACAACGCTCAAGACCTCAAGTCTTCACGCGCAAAGATGCTCGTCGACTACGCGCCAGTCATCGAGGCGTCCCCGATCAAGACCGCTCTCCGGCGCATCTACCTCGGCAACGGAGCCGAGTCGATAGTGTTTCGCAACTCGTCACGCATTGACACATTCGCCAAGACCGCCTCCGCGGCCCACGGCCGAACCCTTGACCTAGCAATCATCGACGAGGCTCGCTTCGACTTCGACGATTCACGCGAGGCCGCCTATTCGCCCGCAATGGTGACGCGCAAGGATTCGCAACTCTGGATACTTTCCGTCGCCGGTGACGCCGCGTCCGTGTACTTCCGCAAGAAAGTCGAGGACGGCCGTCGCCTAGTTTCCGACAAGACACAATCCTCCCGAGCGTTCTTCGACTGGAGCGCACCCGACGACTCAGACTGGACCGACCCTGACGTATGGGCCAAGACCATCCCTAGCCTCGGCTACACACAGACCGAGAAAGCAATCCGGCAACGCTTCGAGACCGCACTAGCAGACGGCAAGGAGAACACATTCCGTCAGGAGTATCTCTGTCAGTGGATGGCAATCGAGAACGCCATGATCCCCGACCGCTATCTCGTGCCATGCCTCGACCCGGCAACCGCACCGAGCGGCCGAATCTGTTTCGGCATAGATGTCGCACTTGACAGATCGTCCGGTGCTATCTGTGTCGCCGATGAGACTGGACGTGTCGAACTCATTGACGCCCGAGACGGAGTGACATGGATCGTCGACCGAGCACTTGACCTCTACCGAAAGCACCGAGCACCTCTAGTCGTAGACGGATACTCACCCGCGAACTCACTTGTCGACCGTCTCGAAGCGGGAGGAGTCCCCGTCGTACGGTACGCACTTCGAGACATGACCGCCGCCGTCGGATCGTTGTACGACGCCATCCTTGAAGGCAACATCCGCATCCGTCCAGATCAACATCTTGAAGCAGCTCTACGAACCGCGAAGAAGAAACAAGTTGCGAGCGGATGGTTGTGGTCGCGCACAGATGTCGACGTTGACATCTCGCCACTATTCGCCGCGACCCTCGCGTACTATCACGCAACGAATCGCCGAGCACCCGAGTCAAGAAGGAGTACCATCTTCTAGATGAACATACCTCTCATCGTGCAAGTCGTAGGGACTACTCTGATAGCCATGAGCCTTCTCCTCATCGCCGTCCCTCTCGGCCTTGCATTCGCCGGTCTATCCCTCGTTGCGTTCGGTATCGCAGCAGAAAGGAACTAGATGCTCAACCGTCTCCTTCAACCCTCAACGATCAAGCGCGGCGCGTACGTCGACAATCAAGGCCGCATCTCTCGGCTCGTTCAGGACTCCTACGCAGGAGTCGGCGTCGACACTGAGACAACGCTCTCAGTCCCGGCAATCTGGAGAGCGACGACGATGATCTCAGACGATGTCGGCTCGTTGCCTCTGTGCGCGTATCGAGGCAATGTCAAGATTCAACCAACACCGCGAATCCTTGAACGGCCGAACCCGCTTGAGACACCGATGGAAACATACTCGGCAATGGCCGCGTCTCTAATCCTTCATGGCAACTACATTGCACTCCTCGGTCCGAGAGGCTTCAACGGCTATCCGGACTACATCGTGCCAGTCGACCCGAACCGCGCCCGCATCTATGTCAAGGACGGAGTCAAGTATTGCGACATCGAGCAGAAGACATACGTTGTCGGTGAAGACGTTCTCCACATCAAAGGATTCTCAATGCCCGGAGATCACATTGGCGTCGGCATTATCGCAGCACAACGACAAGGAATCGGCGCGGCCATCGCCGTCATGGAATACGCCGCTCGATACTTCGACGGCGGAGCGATGCCCTCGTACGCAATCAAGTCAGACAACCCCGACCTCACACAAGAAGAAGCCGATCTCCTAAAGCAGAAGTGGATGGAGCATTACGGAGGACGCTCACGCATCCCCGCAGTCTTGAACTCGTCAACCAACATCCAAGAACTCACCGCCAACGCCAACGACGCGCAACTCGTCGAAGCCCGCAACCAGTCAATCCTCGACTCGGCGAACATTGTCGGCGTACCCGGCGCAGCAGTCGGAGCACCGAACCAGACACGGACCTACACGAACACCGAACTCCAAGCGATCGAGTACATCAAGACAAGTCTCCGCCCACTGACGACCCGCATTGAGCAAGCGATGACAGACCTCATTCCTCGAGGCCAATACGCCAAGTTCACCTTCGAGTCCTTGCTTCGTGCCGACACACTGACCCGCTATCAAGCGCATCAGATCGCTCTCAGTGCAGGCTTCCTCACCGTTGACGAAGTCCGCCACATTGAGAACCTCCCGCGCCTCAGCGACGCAGGCAACAATGAAGCAACCAACTACGACCCCACAGTCGACCCGATGGACGACGATATGGATGAAACACTTGACCCACTAGAAGGAATGGACCTATGAAAGACATCGAATCACGCTCCTACGACTCGAACCTAGAACTCAGAGAAGACTCAGACGGCCGCACAATCACCGGCATCGTCGTCCCGTACGACGTTGAGCAGCGCATCAACCCGACACTCACCGAAGTCTTCAGACGTGGCGCGTTCGCAGCAGTCGCCAGAGAAGCACACCGCGTCAAGCTCCTCGTCGGACACGACTCACAGAAACTCCCAATAGGCCGCGCCACACTCCTCCGCGAAGACGCTCGAGGACTCTATGGTGAGTTTCGCGTAAGCAAAGGACAACGCGGCGACGAGATTCTAGAACTTGTGCGAGATTCAGCACTCACCGACTTTTCCATCGGATTCCAAGCGCTCAAGGACCGACGCCGAGCCGACGGAGTTGTCGAGCGCATCGCCGCCCACCTAGCAGAAGTCTCTCTCGTCACTTTCGGCGCATACGGCAAGAACGCCGCCATCGCCGGAGTCCGAGAAGAATCAACCACACCGAACCTCGACGCCATTGTCGAATTACTAAAGGACCAAAAAAAATGAGAAGCACACAGACATCAGTCACCACAACGGCCACTCTCCTCGTAGCGTCGAGCACCGTGAACCGTGACATCGTTATTCACTCGGCAAGCACGACCGACGTGTATCTCGGCTCGTCAACCGTTTCAACATCAACGGGATTCCTCCTTGAAAAGAACGACGGCCCTCTCGCCGTGACCGTTCCCGCAGGAGAAACAATTCACGGAATCGTCTCCACCGGCACCGAGACGGTCACCGTTCTTCTACCGAACTCGTAGAAAATGCCCTACCACATAGAGTCCGATAACGAGTCATGCAATGGCTTCGCAGTGGTCAAGGATTCAGATGGTGAAGTCATGGGATGCCACCGCAACGAGACTCAAGCCTCTCGCCAGATGGCCGCACTGTACGCAGCAGAAGACGACGCCGAGGCGGAGAACTACGACGAGCCGACTCACACAATGCCAGACGGAAAGGTCATGCCGGGAGCCTCGCATGATCGAGCAGTCAGTCACACACCGACCGACGCAATGGTAGAAGAAGCACGTCGCGGTCTCGACTGGAGACAAGAGTTCAACCGAGGCGGCACAGAAGTCGGAGTTGCTCGAGCTCGTGACATCGCGAACCGCAGACCGCTATCGCATGAAACAGTCGGACGCATGGCGTCATTCTTTGCACGTCACGAAGTCGACAAAGAAGGCCAGGGATTCACACCCGACGAAGACGGCTATCCGTCCGCCGGTCGTATCGCGTGGGCATTGTGGGGAGGCGACCCCGGCAAAACATTCGCCGACGCAATCATGCGAGAAGCCGAAGACGATACTGATCCGATGCCGAACAGAACGGCCGCCATCGAAATACTGGCGCGGACCACAACTACTCGCTAGACTCGCACATAGTCGGCACCCCACCGAACCGAGCACGAGCACCCCGCACCTAGCGGCACCCTCGCAGGTTGAGCAGTGGCACCCCGTATCCACACACACACAATCGGAGACAACCGTGAACTCATTCCTCAACCAACTCAACGAAACCCGCAGCAATAAGCAAGGGATCATCGACGCCACACTCAACCTCGCCGCAGAAAACGAGCGCGACATCACTGATATCGAACTCGCCAACGTGCAGGCCCTCAAGTTAGAGATCGACAAGCTCGACGAGCGCATCGTCCAAGTGACAGACCTCGAAACACGCAAGGCAAAAGCGGCAGAACTTCAAGCCTCAGTCGCATCGACCGAGACACGTTCAGCAGCACCCGCTCGAGTAATCAGCGAAGAAGCCACCTACCACGAACGCTCAACCAATAACTTCCTCGCCGACGCGATGGCCGCCGAGTTCGGTGGATCATACGAAGCCCGCGAACGCATTAGTCGTTATCAGCGCGAAATGCTCGAGACTCGTGACGTATCAACGACCAACATGGCCGGTCTCGTAGTCCCGCAATATCTCGTCGATTCATTCGCAACGCTCCGTCGTGCCGGTCGTCCCGTTCTTGACATCTCAGTGAACTCGGCCCTCCCCGCACAAGGTATGACTCTCAACATTGGCCGCCTCACCACTGGCGTCACCTCATACGTTCAGGCTTCAGAAAACTCCGCACCGACAGAATCCAACCCAGACGACACACTCCTCACGGTCAACGTGAACACCGTCGCCTCAATGTTCGACCTCTCGAAGCAAGCGGTCCTTCGTGGTACTGGCATCGAGAACCAACTCCTCGGCGACGCCGTTCGTTCATATCAGACCAAAGTAGACGGTCTCGCGATCAACGGCTCCGGCTCCTCTGGCGAGCACCTCGGAATCTTGAACACGACCGGAATCAACGCGACGACATACACCGACGCGACCCCGACATACGCCGAGTTCTTTCCGAAATTGGTTGCGGCCATCACCGACATCTCGACCAACTTCTTCGGATCAGCGACTCACATCGTCATGCACCCGTCGTTCGCTTCGGTCATCCTCAAGGCTCTCGACGGCTCGAACCGTCCACAGTTCACGAGCAACCTCGGAAACCCATTCAACGCACCCGGAACATTCCAACGTCCCGGCTATGACCTCGGCGGCTTCCAGATTCTCGGAATCCCCGTCGTCTTGGATGCCAACGTGCCGACGAACCTCGGAGCAGGAACCAACGAGACCGCAGTCATTGTCGGAAACTTCGATGAGTCCTACATCTTCGAGGACAATTCAGGCACACCGCTCTACGTTCGCTTCGAGCAACCAGACGGCAACATTGCAATCCGCACAGTGGTCTTCGGCTTCTCGGCCTACACCGCAGGCAAGTATCCGAAAGCATTCTCGGCCATCACAGGTACCGGAATGATCGTTGCCAACTACTAGGCCATTCTGATTAGTCTCTAGGTAGCACAGACCTAGAGAATCAGGATTACCCATGTTGAAAGACATCATCATCGCCGCCCTCGAGAAAGAACTCGCAGGGTATGAACGGCGAGGACTCAAAGACCGAGCGAACCAAGTCCGCCAAGAGTTGACTCGTCTCGGTCACTCGATGACCACAATCGTCGAGACTGTGCAGGCCGAGACGGTCGACACCCTCAAGGATGCCACCAGAGACGCTAGAACGGCCGTAGAGACCGCCAAGCAATCAACACGCATCATCAGACCAAAACCCACAAAGAAGAAGTAGATCATGGCAATCACGAACGGCTACATCACGCTCGCGAATCTCAAGACCTACCTCAAGATCGACGACTCAGTAGACGACACA